CGATCTGTCATTTCATCTCCTTATACATACTTAGCGTATTCTTCATAGGGCACCCCAATGCGTTTAGCTATTGCCATTTGCGATGGAGTGAGTTTTACACTGCGTGTTCCTTTCTTAGCAGGAGCAGCACCACGGCTAGTCCCTGCGACAGAAGATTGCACGTTCTTCGTCTCATCGGCGAATCTAGTTGGAAAAAGTTCTCTCATTTCAGCATCTACTCTTTCGAAGTAATGTTTCGTGCTTGGAGCAACCCCCTCCTTTAATAATTTTTGATGAATACCCATTGCTGCATAGGTCATTCCATCGTCTTGTCCAAACCAACTATTTTTCTCAGCCCACTCTTCTGTTCTTGAATCTAGTGGAGCAGGTTGAAGTTGTTGTTCAACAGGGTTCTCAACTTGAGGTTGAGACTCTGCTTCTTGTTTTTGACGACTCATCAGTCTTTGGACATTCTGCTCTTCCAAAGAAGTTTTCGCAACTGCCTCAGTAGCAAGAGCTATAGCTTCGGCATCACCAAGTTCTTGAGCTTCTTTTAGAGCCTTTCGTGCTTGTTCTTTCTGAGAAGTTACACGAGTGTTGTACTCATTGACTAATGTACTATCAGAAGATTTTAATTTAGTTTGCAAAGCTGCATTTTGTTCTGCCATTTGTTTAGCAAGTTTTACTGCTTCTTCGCGCTGACGTTCAGCTTCTCGCATACGATAAGTTAATTTATCTATACGTTTTTTAACACCGTCACTATAATCATCTAATTCAGATTCTTGTGTTTGCGCAGCTTCTTGTTCTGGCTCACTAAAATCTTGATCTTGTTGAGGCTCTTGAATAACATCAGCCTCTCGAGGATCAACCTCTACTTCTGGTAGTTCTAACTCAAACTCTTGTGATTCAGCCATTTCTTATCCTTATTGCAGAATGTCTTCTGGTTTATTAACAACAGCTAAGATCTCATCGTCATTCAAAAGGCGCATATCGCCTCCTTGAATATTAAATCTAGCTCCTGCGTAGCGACCAAAAATTACCCAATCCATTTCTTTACACCATGGACCTTCTGGGAATTTTTCTTTGTCGGAATATGCGTCTGGGCCTAATCGAACGACTAACCCCACTACGGTAGCTATACGCTCTTTATCAAGAGTTTGTTTAGCTAACATAATACCGCCTTTAGTTGTCTCGGGAGGAGTAAACGGTAGGATCAAAACCCTATAACCTGTAGGCATAGGTAATTTTTCTAACTGAGACTGTATGTTCTCAGGCGTTAGAGTTTCTTTTGGTTCTTGAGGCGTATCAGAACCAAAGTTTAAAACTCTTTCCTCTACTTTCTTAACTGTCATTTAAGTCTTCCATATTTCCATGCAGGGTTGTTATCTCTTGTTCAGCGAAATTTAACCCTGAAATTTCACCAACTATACGTTGGTACTGAACAAAATCTTGTGCGCTACCTGTAGCGAGTGACTCCTTGAGATCCGCTTGTCTCTCACGAAGTTTGCGGAGTAAATGCTCCGAATATTGGATAAAATCCATTAGTTGATATAACTAATAAAATCTAATCCTTTAGTCGCTGCTCCAGTGCCTTTCGTCCTTACCTTCTTTCCTGGAATACTTACAGTCTTTTCTTTCAAAGCTGTAGGTTTCGCAAAGCCTTCATTAGAAGGTTCTGGAATAGTAGGCATAACTCCAGGCTTTTGGGTTTTAGGAGAAGGATACGGAAGTTCCGTTTCTCGAAAATTCCTCACTTCTTCTTACCTCGACTCTTCGTTACTTTGCCCCCGCGCTTGTAACCACCGCCCATCTTAGGCATCTTTTTGTTTTTCTTAGTGGCTCCACCGCCCATCATTTTACCGCCCATCTTAGGCATCTTTTTGTTTTTCTTCTTTTTAGCTCCAGTATGTCCTGGCATTACTCTTCTCCTTCTGAATACAGATTATTAAAAGTTACTTTCGGATCCATGTAGCTATCGTCTATTTCTGCACTATGCAAATGTTGACTAGGGTAGAAATCGGGAGCACCCTCCCCTGTTTCCCACAATGCAGGATTCGTCGCTCTTACACGATTATTAGGTAACGCTACAATATTACCCGTCCATTTACCTGCATTAGTGAGTTCTATTACATGACTTTGTTTATGTTGCGCTGGATCATCAGCAATATCGTTACCTGTATAATCCACCGTAAATAAATAACGTCCTGTATGAAATTCATTATCTATCTTACAAAGCCAAGGGCTAGAAGAAACACGATCTAACTTGATAACTGCATGATCATAAGAACTACAGTCCCAAGGTTGTGCTAAATGTGTCGGCATTGGTTCTGGCATTTCTTCTAAGACAGCATCTGCAACAAGTGCGGTAATTGGCATCCTAGCCCACATTGCCCCACCGTGTACGTTTTGTGCATCCTCCTCCTCGCCAAGTTCATATCCAGTAAAAACTACTTGGAATGATAGACATCTGTCAGGAATGGTATTTACAGCAAAAACAACTGCGTGTAAATACTCTCCGTGGTAGTCTAAATGATTGTGTGTAAATTCTTTGCGGACCCATGCGTTAAAATGTGGAATATTACTTATTAAGTAAGACATCTACTCCTGTTCTCTTGACTCGCGAACTACTTTCGCAATCTCGGTTAAATTAGAATCTACATCACGTTCATTACGCATTTCAGCTTCTTGTAGTTCTGCTGCTATACGCACATCCGTTTGTTGTTCTTGAGATTCTATACGTTCTCTATCGACTTGCGTTCTACGTTCTGATTCACGATCACGCTGCCTTAATTTCTCGAACTCGAGTTCCATTTGTTCTTGGAACATCTGACGGTTCGGATCTTGTTGTTGCATTGCCATCGCTTGAGCAAGAGCTTGTTCTTGACCCGTAATCTGTTGAGTTGCTTGTGCTGCAGCCATAGCTAACTGGCTTTCCATTTCTGGTGGTAGCTGAGGCATCTGACCATCTGGTCCAGGTTGCGGTAGTTGTATACCTTGTTCTGCAAGAATCTGTTCAACTTGTATGCGATACTTCATCGCCATGTGTTGTTGTATATGCGCTTGTAAAGCAGCCATAGCTTGAGGATTCTGTTGTACTTGTGGGCTTTGCATAAATGCCATATGCGCTTGAATATGTGCATCATGGTTCTGTTGCATAAACGCTTGTAGCGGAACACTCATCAAAGCATCCATGTTTTCTTGTACAGGATCTTTCGGAGCAGGAGCCATATCGGGTAATAAAATATCGTTAATATCTTTGATATTTAGAGCGATATACATTTTACGATACGCTTCTTTCATATTATGAATTTGCGGAGCACTCTGTGCTAATTGCAATTGTGTCTGCGCTAATATGATTCTTTGCGTAGTGCTAAAGATGTTTGGGTCGCAAACAGGAACAACGTCTACACTGTTGTTAAAGTCCTCTGCAAAAACTGTTTGTTGTGCCCCTTGTACTTGATACGGATACTCAGGGGGAAGGTATTGACCGAATAATCTTTTTAAGATTGAAAACTCGGTACGTTGTGCATAATGCAATCGTTTATGGATTGACGATATAACTTTCTGGCCTTTCTCTAACAAAGCAACAGTCGTACCTACAGGAGCTTGACTATTCGCATCCCCTGTTGATTGATCCATAACAGCAGCAAACCGTTGACCAGATTCAACTAAAACACCCATCAACTGAGCTAACGTAGCACTTGGCTCTTTGTAAGGAAGGGGCATAAAAGACTGGCTAAGACTACCACCTGGAGCATCAACATCACGCCACTCTCCTGGTTGTACAGGATCATCCGCTCGTTGAATATTTAAACCTCTTGATTTAAATCCAGCAGGTAAATTAGATAGCGTTCCTGCATCAATCAACTGTCTAAGGATTGCAGTAGCTGATTTAGTTACACCGCCAATCATATGGATTAAACCGAACCCATAGAACCCTAATCCTGGTAAAAATTTATAATGCGTAAAATATTCAATCTTTTTACGCATCGGATCGTTTTCAATATAGTTTTGTCTAATCGCTAAAACTTTATTGTTATCCTGACAAATCGTTACGATATAAGGCAGTGCTAATCCTGTTGGTTCTCCTGAAGCGTCTGTATGTTCAAACCCTTCAATATCTAATTCAACGTGACACTCTAACAAAGTATATTGTTCAGAGTTACCTGTTCTACTTACTCCTTCTATCTCGTCTATCTTTTCTTGTACTGCGTTTTCATCTGGGGCATACCCAGGATTCATCATGTCTAGATCACGATAAAAACCGCTAAGTTGTAATTTACGCATATCGTTTTCAGTCATCTTAATAACGTGCGTAATACGAGGAGTAGTATGTAAATCCGTAGCAGTATACGGAACGACTAAATCTTCAGCTTTAATAAAACGAGAAACGACTCGTCCCATCGCTGGATCAAAATAACATTTTTTAAATGCAGACCCTGCTAAGGGGAGAAAGAACAACATCTGATCCATTTCAGGATCGTATTCTTCCATTTTATACATAAGCTGGTAGTTCATAAAATCCTTTACGCGATTAGCTTGCATCGCTTTCGGATTATTAGAAGCACCAATAACTTTTGTATCTACGGGGCCATTAGCAGGGAGAAGCTCTTTGTAAGCCTGCGCTTGGAAGTGCGTCGCGGCTTCTGCTAGTAACGGATGGAAAACTCCGCTGGCCCCTTCAAAGGGTTCGCTGCGCGGTTCGTTTTCGATACCCAATAGCTCTAAACCATCGCGAAACGTCTCATACCAGTCTTGTCGTGAGGAAACATCATCCTGATACGACGATTCAAGTTCACTAGCTATCTGACCCAGCGTACCCTCATCAATGTACTCAGCTAAATTCTCACCAAACGGAATATTATCTTCCATTGGTAAATCTGCAGGAGACATAACATTGTTATCCTCGTCAAAGAGGACTTCTATGTTTTCATCGTCGCCTGATATTTGGACTTCAGCCATAGATCGCCACCATACTCTTATTTTTTAACAGGGTAAATCAGTAATATACCCGTAATCTTGGGTAATATTCTTCTTCGTCTTGATAATCGCTATCTAAACGTAAAAAACCGCCTTGTCTAAACCGCATAAGTGCCAAAGTTGTCGCATCTACGCAATCATCGTTCTCTCCGTTCGGAAAATCTACTATTTCGTCCATTAATTCTTGCGCCCAAGTCGTTTCTGGTACCCAAACACGCCCTTCTTGGAAAATTGCACTAACTGTATTCAATCTAGCAATCTTATCTTGGCCTTTACTAGGCGAAAACGTGTTAATCGGGATGCCCTGACGCCGTAATTCTTGCGTTAACGGTATACCTGACGCTTTTGTTTCGATAATTACCGAATCAGGCTCCCAATATTCGTATAAGCGCATCGCTTCGCGCTTTAGTTCGGGGAAATCTAGTCGTTCTTTAACGCAATCTAGTAAAACTAAATGAGCATCTTGACCGTTATAGAGTTCTTCTCCTATTTTCCCTTCTGGATAAAACACTCCCCACGTAGTTATCGCTGTAAAGTCGGATCTTTCGGATTTTAAAAACGCTGTATCGTAACTTTGTATCAAATAATCGCACGTTGGCGGGTCATCAGATTCCCATATGTTGAACCATTCTTTAGGAATAATCGAAATACCTTCCCCAGTAGGGCGTTGCATATACTGAGCTGCCCATTTCGACGGCGGTATAGACGATTTTGTAGCTTCAAGTTCTTCTAATTTCCAAAACTCTGGCCATAGTGGGTTGCCTGATGGCATAATTGCAGGGAATTCTATTAGCTCCCATTCGTCGCCACCCTTTTCTTGCATCATTCGTTTTATTAATTTACCCGTTAAGTCTTTTTTAGACCAACGAGTCATTACGATAACGATAGCACCTCCTGGTTGTAGACGTTGTCGTGGGCCTGTTTGATACCATTCGTACGCTTCGTCTAACGCTTTATCAGAAAATGCATCTTGTTCAGAGTGCGGATCGTCAATAATAAACAAATCCGCACCTCTACCCGCGAGAGCACCACCAATACCTGACGCATAATACTCCCCACCTTGGGAAGTAAGCCATTTACCCGCGCTTCGTGAGTCTGCTTTTAGTTGTGTTTTAGGAAATAAATCTGCGTATTCGTCACTTTCGATTAAGTCTCGTACTCGTCTACCGAAATTTATTGCAAGGTCAGCTGTATGCGTTGCTTCAATAATTTTTAATTTAGGTCGTTTACCTAATAAATACGCTGGGAATAAATACGAAGCGAACTCTGACTTCGTATGTCGCGGAGGCATATTAATTATTAGACGTTTTGATTCACCTTCTGCAATTTTATCGAAAGCTTCGGCCATCTTTTTATGGTGAGACCCAGCGATAAACTCTGGCCAAATGTTTTTTACAAACTCGTAGAACGTACTAATCGACGTTTCGCGTTTTTCGCGTAGTTCTAATTCTTCAAGGAGTAACGTAAATTCTTTCGCTTCTTGTTTTGATAGATGCGAGAGGTCTACGTTTTTTAATTCATTTAGAGGATTTTTTGTTTGCATTTATATATCGACGGTAAACTTGTGCTGCGCTTGTTTTACCCGCTGCTTTTGCTCTTTGTTCCATCGCTATCGCTGCTTGTATTTTATGAGCCGGTGTTCTTTTAGCTCTTTTTATTTTAGCTACGCTTGCTTGCGCATCTTTAACGGTAGCAAATTTTAATCCGTGGATTGTGCCTTTCGGATCTTCGTCTGTATATAAATCGCTATGTTTTTTACTTTTAGCTGGTTGCCCTTTCTTTCTAGGGATACGTGGGTTTTTAGTTGCCATTTATCTTAATCTTGCGTTATTAAGACGTTCCTCAGATATCGGGCCACCTTCAGCCATACCTTGTATTTGATCCCGTGTTGCAGGGATCATCCCCATTGCTGGGTTAGCTTGCATTTGGTTTGCTAGTTGCATCCCTACCCCTTGTATTTGAGGATTGGGATCTTGCATCATATTCATAATTTGCGAGGTACTAAAATAATACACATCTTCTGGTGTTCCTACTGG